GGTTCACTCTGTGCACCAGAAACGCATTGTCAACAATATTGCTGATATTCCCAGATCCGCTGATATCGTTCAGGCGAATAAACCCGTTTGCTTTCTTAGGATGAGCCACAACCATGATGTGAGTATTTGTAAGTTCAGCCAAATTTTTCAATGCCCACATGAAAGCTGTCTGTGCTTCGTATTTATCTCGATCATATTCCGCAAGATCTAACGCCATAAGGTTATCTATTACACACAGATCTGCTTTGCACTCCTGGAGCTTAACTCTCAAAAACTGCTCAATCCGGCTAAATTTATTTCCATACTTATTGTTGTAGAGCCAGAAATGCTCACCCATCCACTCGGCAATCTTGTTCTCATCTTCTTTGTTCAAGAAGATTCCGCTGGCCGTAACATTCACATGATTCTTTCCTGCTGATTGTCGCATTAACCAGCGCAAATACTTTTTGTTATTCAGCTCACCGGAATAGCACACCACATTCTGCTGATCGTTTATAGCATTTACGATGATCTGTCCCGCAACTGTTGATTTGCCAGATCCTCTCACACCTGACATAACCGAGACACCAGATTTTTGAAGACCTTTCATCTTCTGATCTATCACTGATATTCCTGATCTGATGTATTCATAATCAGGTTCGGGATCGTCAAGAATTTCTCTTGCTGTTCTGAATACCTGGACAGGATCTTCGGTGTGCAGCTCTTCTCCCGGCACTTCCTGCTTGGATTTTTCTCTGTTATGAGCTGTCCACCCTTTATCATATTTTGATTCGTCATGATATTCCCGATCATAAGCATCAGGCTCAAACTTCTTCCTGACATCCTGCCATCTATAATCACGGCAATGGTTGTGATGACATTTGAAGGCGATTGCCCCATTTGTATAATGAAATATCTTTGCATCACCATTTCTGTGAGATGGATCAAATGGACATGAGTCCAATTTATATATCTTTGCTCGGTCATTGCTATCTTCTTTGTATGTGATTCCGTTCCGACTCATAAAATCAACCAGATCAAAGTCATTCTGATGATATGACTGGCGGTTGTTTCTTCGTTCCGGTTGCGGATCGTCATCTGGAAGCTGTGCTGCCAGTTTCTCCAGGAACGCTTTGCTTGTTATCGGCATATCTGGATGACCGGAGAATATACGGCTAAAACGATGCGGCCTTTCTTTTCTATTCGATCCCTTTTGGGCGAGTGTCCCATGAAGTTTGCAGATACGGCTCGGATTATAATTTGTTGTGTCAATCTTCACACTGTCAGTGTCAAAAAGCATTGAAAGAACCTTCAGGCACTTTTCAATCAAACGTATATGTTTTCCGTCTTCGTCATTTGATATCTGAATACGATAAAGCAAATGGCAACCGTTTCCGCTCAAGGCCTTAACTGGTTCTTCGAAACCAAGATCCTTCAGGTATTCATATACTTTACGCGCAAGTTCTTTTGCGTATCCAAGCTCTTCATCTGTGGATGACACGTCTGCAATGCGAACAGGATCGAGATCAACAAAAAACCATTGATACCAGGTGATATTGTCATCGGATGTAGCTGTCGCTCCTGACACAAAATGATCCCACTGATTTCTTGCTCCGCAGTCTGCATTGATTTCATTCAGGGTGATATACACATTTGTTTTTCTCAGATCAACGGTTTTAAGTGCCTCAAACAATGCATCCACATTAGAGAAGTAACCACTAAGTGTATTCTTCCCGTTTCTTCCACCAATAATTCTGATCTCAAACAACGAGTCTGGCGGATAAAGAATGTCTATTGTCTTCCTTACTTCCTGCTCGTTGAATAAGCCTTGGTTATTCGCCATGCCCTACACCTCCGCATGCTGCCCGTAGCCGGGAGGAGCAATATATTTTTTCTTTTCATTCTTAAGACATTCTTTATAATTCTTATATTCTTGTTCGCGATCAGTCTGCGTGTCAGTCAGTGTATCGCCATTGTGTCCGTCAGTGTGTCCGTCAGTGTGTCCGTCAGTGTGCCACGAAGCACTAGAAAAACCCTGATAAACCCCGTAATTTCGGACGGTTATGAGTGTACCAAGTCCGGATATTGCCTGAACCGAAATCATGCCATCATTTTGAAATTGAGTGATCCACCTTCTAATAGTGTTTTGTGACACACATAAATCCCTTGAAAGTGTCCTGTAAGATGTCCAGAATTGTCCTGCTCCGATCGTCTGCAAGTTGCCTTTTACGACTATTTTTGTCTCTTGATGATTTGCTTTTATTAATATGTAGCACCATGCCCGGAAGAGCACTGGGCTTTGAAATACCCAGTGCTCCATGACATTTCTGTGCAGCTTAACCCATCCTCTGTTATTGGAAGGCAAACGCCTCGCCTCCCTTCTTTATCAGAACGGAATTTCCTCATCTGCATCATCTGGAACATTCATCCAGCCATTATTATCTGTTGACGCTGATCCGCTTGATGCATTGTTGCTAGTGAGATATTTCGGATTCGGAATCTTCGCATCCTTCACTGCATCCCATCCGCAGAACCATTTGAAGGCAGGCCTCATGAAGGTCTTGCCGTTATACTCATTCTCTTCCTCTCCGTACACAGCTCCGATCTTCTTGCCCTTAAACTGCTGATCCCAGTTACTGCCACCCCATTTGATCTCATAATTATTTGACTTCTCTACGCAAGTGCAGAACGTCTTAAACTTCCTGCTGGTCTTGTTGGGATCTTCATAGTCGTTCACCATGATCCAGGATGTCCCGGCATAAGGCCATTTCTTCTCATTTTTCGGTCTATTGTCATTCTTAAATGCTTCGTTGAAGTATCCAGCCTGTTTGTCCTGCTGCGCAAAGTCAAACGCCACTACAATCATGTCCTTGCCGCCACTCGACTTCGTTTCCTTTACACCGACAATCGTGCAATAGTGACCACCCAGCTCGACAGGCGTATAATCTCCAGTTGCTCTTGCTTCATCATATCCTCCGGGTTTCTGCATTAGTCATTCCTCCTTTGTTTTTCAATGTTTTTGACTTCTTCCATCAACGCATTTATATTCTTATTCTCACTGTAATGCCTGTGGAATGATTCAGGTGTATGATCGAAGCAACCATTTTTCTTTCCTGCTTCACGCCTGATTGGGTTCTTTCCCCTGACTTTCTCTCCATAATATTCGTCAAGGAACTCTTCTACGCTCAACCCCCTTCCTTCAGCTTCAAAAAATAGTTCATATCTTTTATTCCTGATAAACAGGGTGATATCGTGCGGATCAATTACCGGATTATCTGTAATACTGAACGTCTTGTAATAATCCTCAATGAGCTGCACTGCGACATCCGTACTGCACATGTTGGGAGCATCTAGGTCTTTTGATATAAATCGATCCTTCTTCCAGTAGTGTGCGCACAAGCAGGCCGTGTGAAGAATGTCATACACTTCCCAGTGTCCATCTTCTCTTCCTTTCCAGAATTGGTTTTTTTGCCAGTTCTGATGAAAAGCAAGATGGCATGCATCACATAGAGTTATCACGTCCCTCATTCGCTCACGACCTAGCCTTTCATAAGAGAGGTGATGTGTTTGATAAGGTTCCACCGCCAGATCCTTGTGACAAATTGCGCATCTCTTCTCGTCAAATGCAAATCTTGCCTGTCGAACCTTTTGCCATCGTGGATGCTCTCTGATATATTTGTTGTAATCAATGATTGTCCCATCCGGCAGGTATGCTAATCCCGTATATCATCGCCTCCGTTTCTTCATTGCCCTTCATAACAGTCAGAGCAAGTTGCCTGTTTTTGTAGTATTTCCTCACCATCATTGGAGAGATTCCTTTTGACATAATCACTTCAGGCGGAGCGTCATGCTCAGATAGCTTTAATACAAGCCTTATCCTTTTGTCTCTGAAGTGACGCTGTATTATTCCTATCGTTACAGGCTGAAGCTCCTCTCCTATTGCGAAGAACGACCACTCGGCATATTCTTTTCGTATCACATCAAGATTTGTCAGGTTCAGGTTGCCGCCGCTTGAGAGATCTTTGTCCTCATACACTCGGCAGAAGAGAAGATCCATCTGCCGCTCTTTGTAATACCTGTCTTTGTACCAGGATGCAGATTTCATCTGCTCGAGCATTTTGTATTCAGCCTTCTCTCGCTCAACTTCTCCGTGGCATTTGTCGCAAAGAGTGATCAGATCGTTATAAACGTCTTCATCATAAACACGGTCGTACGTCAGATGATGAATCTGCAGGTCATATGGCTTCCCGCATCTTTGGCACTTGTATCCGTCAATCTTCAATCTTTGCGATCTTTTCTGCTGCCACTCCTCGGATCGCAAATACTGATCATATCTCTGCGATACACTCATCAGTATTCCTCCAATCTCTGCAATACCGCCGCCATGTCGTTTGGTACTTCCAGATCAGCGAATACCCCCCTCGGAGTCTTAGCCGTGCTATTCATCGCTCTGGTTTCAAAGACATACTTCACGGTATCCCCGTCCGGTACGGCTTTGCTGTACAGCACAGTGGTGAGCTTCGTCTCGATCCCGATCTTGTCCAGCTTCTTGCCCGAAGTCTTGATGTGGGCGAACTTGTATCCATCATCATCCCGATCAAGCTGCACATGTGCGACCAAAATTACGGTCAGATCATCTCTGGCGGTCAGGGCATAATCAATAATGTCATAGACCGCCCATGCCAAATCTGTCCACTTATCATAGTTTTTTTCTTTCCGTCTCCTGCTTTCGTCTGCCACCATGATTCCGTTTATGGTGTCGATCACGGCAGTCTTGATGTGTTTCATGTTGTTCTGCTTGTCAATCTTCTGAAGCACGGACAGCGCCACGCTCTGATTGTCTGTAATGTAATAATTTTTGTTGTCTACCGTATACTGGTCACGGATGCTCTTCTTAAAGGGCAGCCGCTTCTTATCGCTGTTGATAATAAATGTGGTCTTTGGGTCGAGCGTTTCCAGACTCGTAGTCTTGCCGGAACCAGACTCGCCCATCAGGCCGATCACGTTTGCCATGTTGTTTCCTCCCTTCTTCTTTCCAGTTCTTCCACAATTCTCACCGCCTGCAGATAATTCAGCACCGCCCTGCTCTCATGCTCCTCGTATATCGGATTGTCTGGCGGTCGCTCCAGAATCCCGTCAATGCGATCTTGCAGGGCGGATATACGATCCTGAT